AAGTAAGCTTCACCTGTAGCCTTTTTACCTTGAGTAGATGGTTTCCCTGAACCAGTTGTCCATTTCTGTTTGGTCCAATTGCTAAGGCTTTTTTGCGCCTTAGTCTTACCACCTTTATACCGACCACCCTTCTTCTTGTATTCACCGCCAGCAAGCTGAGCCTTACGAGCAGTCCACTTTCCAGCGGGACCACCCTTACTGCCTCTCTTGTACTTAGCGACAATTCTTTTCCAGAGTGCCTCGTTGGTTCTAGCCATGAGTGGCAATCTTGAACATTGCTTTTTTCACAGCACCGGGGTGCGGCTTGTAATCTCCTTTCATCAAGTAGTAACGACCAGACTCTTCCATCCAGTGGTGTCCCTCTGGTGGATCAATACCAACCTTCTTGTTGGATACCTTGAGCTTGCCGCCCTTCTTGTACTTCATTGCTTTCATTGCACTTGGTTTTTCGCCAGAAGCAGTTTGATTTCTTGAACTGCCTCAAGGAGTGCTTTCAGGTCTCTCTTGAATTCCTGATTGTCGGTTTCAAGAACTACAACTCTAGCTTCCAGCTTTGAGTAGTCTACTTTCTGCTTCACCCATGTACCAATCAAGGCACCAACGACTAAGATAATCTCGTACTGTGTAAGATCCATTACCACTTCACTTTATCTGCCCAATAAGCAGCGGACATCTTGCCCTTCTTTATGTTCTTAGCGTGTCTAGCCTTGAATGACTTACGCTTTGCTTTCATTCTATCTGACTCACCAGCCTTTGGTTTGCCAGCAGTGCTTGCACCTTTCTCTCCGAAACGGATAAGCTTCACCTTGTTTCCCTCCTTAGCAAGCACCATGTGAGACTTCTTGGGGTGACTGGGTGTACCCTTTGCTTTATTCACACCTTTAAGACCATACTTCTTTAGCATGTTCTTTATACGGTTGCTTTGAGAACTAGACATAGAACAAAGATAAAATCTATACTGATACGAAATAATAGTACACCGTGCCGCTAGATCTCACCACATCAAGGGTCCATGTATAGATTCCTTCATACCCTACATAGTTAGGATCGTTTATTTCGTCGTATGGGGTGCGGTGCATCCATCCGAATACAATGTCAGGATCAGAGCCTGTATAGGTCAGCCATGTATTGCCCTCCCCGAAGTCATCGAACGGGGTAAAGTCTGTTAGTGGAGGGTAGTCTGGTTCGGGTGCTGCATAACCACCAACTCCCGCAAGCAAGTCTGGGGTATCTACGATCTGATCGTCGTTCAGATCAAACGCAGATGGGTTGGTTTGCCAGTCACCAAGCAGCTCTAGCATTACCGATGCATTGAAGTGATAGGTGTTGCTTCCGTCAGGATACTCTGCTCTGTAACAGTGATAGTCTCCTTGAAGTATGTCGCCCAGTGATTGATAGGATACTCTGGTGTCTTGAGGTGTAATCTCTTTTGTACACCCTACAAGCAGTAGAGGTAGTATAAGTAGTGCTGCTCTCATTTGATTATGTATTTCTGTACATACTCTCTAGAAACCTTTCTGGATTGGATGGTATCTCTGTGTATGTATGTTTCATCTCCGTAAGTCTTAGCGTATTCAAACACGTTGTAGATCATTACGCTGTCAGGCTGAACCTGCACTTCTACAGTATCGTACACTAATTGCAGCTCAGGTGTTTCTACCTCAATAAGTTTAGCTTGTAGCACTTCTATCTTTTGTATGGCTACCTCCTTTCTCTCTGTAGCTGTCTGTACAGCTTTATTGATCCTCTTTTCAATAGCTATAAACTGCGTGTCTACAATAGTGTACACAGTAGTATCTGCGTAGGTCTTTATCTCTACCTCTTCAGTAGAGTAAGTTACCTTTTCTTTCTGCGGGCACATTCCTAACAGCAGAAGAGCAATCGCTACCGCTAGTAGCGTTATCCAAGTTCTTCTATTCATTGGATAGCTCGTTTAGCACCTCCAGCCTAGCAGCGGTTCTAGCTAGTACGCTATCGCTGCGGTGAAGTCTGATTGATAGTTCGTCTAGCTTACCCTCTAAGTAAAGAACCCTCTCCCCGCAGCTTTCTATCTGGTTTGTGTAGTTGACCCTATTGTCTATATAGAGATACCCCACCGCCAGTGTTACTAAGAAGAACACCGCCATAGTGGGGTTTTTTACGAACTGCTCAAAGGATAGCGGTGCTTTCATTTAGCAGAATGGGCAGAATGGCTTGAATGGACATCCGTTGCAGCTTTTCATGGCTCTGTTGTTTATGGTTAGTACATATCAGCAAACTTCTCCTTAACGATGAAGCTAGGACAAGCTTTGCTTGCAAATTCGTTATGACCGTGGATAGTCAGATCACCGTACAGTGTACGCAAAGACAGCACGATCATTCTCCACGCTTTCTCTTGCTCTGGATTCATGGTGTCTTTCGGCTTACCGTCAGCGTCACAGCCACCGATGTAGCACACCCCGACTGAGTCCTTGTTGTGTCCTTTAGTGTGAGCACCAGACTTCTCTAAAGGACGACCAACTTCGATGCTGCCGTCAAGACGGATAACCCAATGATACCCGACATCCGACCAGCCATTACCCTTTACGTGCCAGTCACGGATAGTGTCTACGCTGAAGTCTTTGCCTTCTCTAGTTGCAGAGCAATGCAGAATGATTCTGTTTAGATCTCTCATTGTTGTACAATTTTATATCCTTCTTTATAGTCACAGTCGTGATCATCAAATTGGATTCTAGCCGCTGCCGCATCTGGTGCGGTGCAAATAGACACCTGCACATCATCTGCTGTATACATTATCCATGTTGGTCCAGTCATAGCCTAGTAGATACCGCCAGTGGCGCTTAGGTTACCGTTGATCGTATTCTGTCCTAGGATTTTATTAGCCCCTAGTATTTCGTCATCTCCCTCGTAGTTAGTGCCTACATAGGTTAATGATGAAGTATCAATGCGGCTAATGACGTTAGCATTGTGATTATCCCGAGGGGATAACGGAACGCCGCTGTTGTATATCGCCGACACCTGCGCTGAGGTAAGAGGCGTATCAAGTATGCTAAACTCGTGCGCCATCCCGTCGAGTGATTGAGCCGTGCCACCTGTCCTGCCTCCCCAAGTAAAACCCGTTTGACCTCTCGTTGTAGAGGTGCTGTTATCAAAGGTCACATCGTAAATACTTGTGTGACTTCCTGTGCTCAAGGTAGCCCCTACGTCAGTGCCGTTACGATAGAGTTTAATCTTGTCGTTCTGCGCTGACTCCGTCATATCAACTACACAGGCCCAGAAGTACCAGTTGGTGCCGTTGGCGGTCATACCATGAGAAGCTTGATGACTTCCTGCGGTTGATGAGCCGTTGGCTGAGGTGAACGCTTGAACAACAGATCCGCTAGATCTAAACCTCCACCAAAATGCCCTGTTGTTTGCACTAGCATCCCAAAGCGTAAATGCCGTGTCTGTTGAGTTGACAGTATCAGGCTGATAGGCAAATAGCAATGTGAACTGACCACTAGCGATTGTATTGTTTACCGCATCGTCTAGGATAAAGAAGCGCTGAACGCCATTGGTGAAGTCGTAAGCATGATCGTACACATCGTAAACCGTGCTGCTTGCTTGTGGCCGTGATATGGTTGAAGCCAATACCCCCATTATGCAGTGGTGTCACCGTAAACAATCCATGTATCAGTATCCTCCTTCCAGCAAGAGATCACAGAATACTGAGATGCCGTCTTCAATCCGTTCGCATTGTTTAGCGTTACACCAGCACCAGCGGAAAGAGTTACTTGACCAGCACCTTTCTGAATAAACGAAAGAACTGTGCCAGCTTCATAAGCAACAGAACTGTTCGGTGGGATCGTTACTGTTATAGCAGAGGCGTTGTTGCAAGTAATCATCTTGCCTGCATCTGTCAACACCGTGGTGTAGGTTGTACCAGTCTGAGTGTTCTCAGTAAGTGTGTTTGCAGCGGTGTCTACATAATCCTCTGTTGCACGGGTAACGAAACTCAACCTGCCAGAACCATTAGTCTGAATTACTTGACCACTAGTCCCGTCAGCGATTGGAGGATAAAAGGTTACATTAGATCCAGGCTCAAGGGTAGACGGTGCTATCGCTACGTAATTAGTATGACCAGTACCCCTGAACCTAATCTCATTTCCATTAGAATCAAGAGTACCGCCAAGCTGTGGGGTAGTGTCATCCACTACATCTTGCAACGCTGTCGCACCAGAAGCAGCACCAGATATAATCGTAGAGGCGGCAGTACCGTTTAAGTTGCCGAGGTTGGTGATGTTGTTAGACTGAGCGTCTAGGTCACCACCAAGCTGAGGAGTAGTGTCCTCTACTACGTTCTCAAGCTCATTGCCTGTAGCTTGAGTGATACTTGTAAATGTTACAGCACCAGCACCGTCAGTCTTCAAGAACTGATTAGCAGTACCATCAGCAATAGGCAACGTGTACGGTGAAACCTGTCCAGTAGCTCCTCCGATAAAGAAGGTGCCTGAAGCAAGGTTAGGAATGTCGTTTGTCCTATCGATAGCAGACACCTTCATCTTCTGGATGTTAGTGCCACTGGTCTGAAGGACCACCCCGATGTTTTGAATCAGGTCGGTTGAAGCGGTTGGCTTTGTAACAGTGAGTGTACCAGCATTACTCACATAGATAGTGTCACCTACAGAAACACCAGTAAGTCCACTGATCGTTTTATTGAATAGCCCTGCGGTAATAATCTCACCGCTAGATGCGTCAGCAAGTTCTTCTAGCAAAACACCAATAGCTGGCATTTTAGAGGAATCGTTTGCATCTGCTACACCGATAATAATGTCATTGCCCTGAACGCCCTTAGCGTAAACAGGCGTTCCAGCAGATAGGGTTACGCCGTTGTTATTGTATACCGCTAGATATACAGACTCGGTGTAATCAAACGAAAGGTTGCCACTCCCGTCAGTTACAAGGTGTTGCTTCTCAACTCCATCGGTGCTTGGCAGAATAAATTCTACGTTAGAGGCAAGAGATGCGGGCGCACTTAAACTGAAAATGCTCGTGCCATTGTCAGATGCTTCTTTGAGGATTAACTTACCTCCGTCGGAATTATCACCATCAATGGTTACTCCCCTAAAAAAGGTAGCACCAACGGTTGGTGAGATGGTGTGTCTAACGACATCCCCTTGACTAAACGTAAGGTTGTTGCTATCCATCTCGACATCACGCACACCTGTGAGGGTCTGGTCTGTGTTGCCGATATTGGTATCAGAACCTCCACCACTGCCAGGGATAAACGTCTGGGTCGCTGCATCATAAACAAGAACCTGAGTGTCGGTGATGGAACTAGCGTCAACATCACTGAGGTCTAGTAGAGAAGTGGGCGTGACAGAACCAGCAGTGTTAATGCTCAACGTGTTCTGCGGCTCTAAAACAAGAGTGACTACGTTTGTAGTCGATGATATGCCTAGGCTTATACTACTCATACCGTAACATCTTCATTGACTTTGAATACGCCAGTAAGCCAAGTCTGGACCACACCAGATTTGATGGTTTCTAAGTCATACACATACAACCCACCATCAACACCTTCCATAACGGTATTGGTGATAGTTACTGTGAGAACACCGCCAGAGGTGCCAGTGATAGTAACATCGGAGTCCGCAATAACCGTACTAGCAGAAGTGTCAGTCTCTCTCACCTCCATCCTAAAATCAGAGTAAGTTGTAAGATCAACGGCAGTGCCTGCGGAGTCGGTTACATTGATCACAAGATTAAAGGTGTCACCCTTTCTGCATATGATATCTAACCTCCTAGCTACGTCGAGCTGCACCTGGGATGTGTTGCAATTTGCCATTAGATAAGTCCTTCTAGAAATTGTTGAATGTCTTCACCGCCCTCTTGCTCGTTGTCAGGTAGTCGATCGATCTCACCTTTGCGTTGAGCGATCAGCTTAGATTGCTCCACGGCCTGCTTCTTGACTCGACTGTCTTTGCCTTCCTCCTTCATGGTCTCAAGCTCTCTGCGGAAGGTTTGATTACCAGACTCGGTACTCATCTTCACTTGGCCTTTCAGCTGCTCAAGTTCCATGCTCATCTGATGGAGAGCTGCGGCCACTTGAACGTCAATCTGACCCTTGAGCTGCATCTTCTGAGCGTCTACCTGACCCTGCATCTGGATCTTCTGCATCTCAGCCTGGGCTGCAGCTTGCGATGCTTGGGCGTTAGCCTGAGCCTGAGCCTCCATGTTCTGCATGGCTTGTTGTTGAGCGACCTGGGCCCTACGCTTGCGCCTTACGATAAGCAGCCTTTGTGCCTGGTCTATGTCTGTCAATTGACGGATAGCCATAGCGTCTTCCAGGTCGATCTCTCGTTGAGCGAGAGACGCCTGGACGTTCTGCTCAAGGAATACTCTATCCTCATCAGACATCGTCTTGACTACACGGACACCGAAGTTGTACATCGGCAGATCCTTGAATGATGTCAAGATCTCCATGTTGTGACGTCCGATAGCCTTGGTGTAGATGCTGTAAAGGACAGATTCTTCTGGGATGATCTGCAGGCATTTGACCACGTCCTCACACACCCTTTTGTACAGCACAATAGATGCGTTGGTGATGTCATAGAGGGCGTTGTTGCCAGCAGCGATAGCTTGCTGTTGGACGCCCACGAGTGCATCTCCTTTCGGGGTGCTCGCATCCATCACTTCGTTCACGCCGGTAGCGTCACGAATCATCCTCAAGTAGTGGTTGTACAAGTTGATGTACTCGTTGATGTTCCTGATGCTGTTCTCGATAGATCTGATGGGTGGGTTCTGGAACCCTCCTTCTGGATTCTTCGAGCGGTAGTACATAATACCAGTCTGCTCGTAGATATCCTGGATCTCCAGTGGGGACAACTCACCACCCCTTCCTAGCTGCACATTCTCTAAGCCTTCGATGTCAATGATCAAACCATCGGGCTTAGCCTTGGCTACAGCTTGTTGAATCTTTAGGTGGGTGAGTTGAAGTTGATCTGCAAAACCAGTAACGCTGCCAGTCAGTGACTTAGGCATCATCCTCCTCATGTTGGTAGAGGATATGCTGTAGGACAGCCTAGCCTTGGTAATGTCGTGTACGTTCTTCGGGATGTTTTTCTTCGGTCCGTAGTTGAACACCTTGTTCATGTCGATGAGGTAGCAACCACCGTAGAGTGTCTCCACATCCATCTTGTACGGCTTGCGGTCGTATATCGAGTCAGTCACAGGCTTATACTCCTTGCCCTTGTAGTAGAATCCTACATTGCCGAACCTAGACTCCTTACTCTCATAGAACACGGTGTCTACGCTCAGGAACTCGAAGTCAAGAACCTCCACCAGGTAATCGTCGTAGCCATACATCTGCCTGCGATTCTGGCTGTTGTATGTACCGCTAGTGGCGAACTTCCCGCTGTCATTGTAGCTTTTGTTCATCACCTTCCTCGCCAGCTCCTCGTACTCCTTCTCGCTGAACTGATCCCCAGCCATGCGCTTGAGATCCATGATCGAGATGCGCTTGATGTGACCGGCGTATACCAGGTCATTCATATGAGGATCTTCGGTGTAGCTATGGAGGAAGTTGACCGGGTCAACATACTCGGTCGTGATACCGTAGTTGGGGTCGTTGTTTCTTTTGACAACACCCATACCGCACACGACAAGGTCTTCTACGCACCTGCGATAAATGTCTTGATCGAAATCGTTCCAGTCCAACGTGAGGGCGGTAGCCATCTGAGCTGCGATCTCAGCATTGGTCTTGATGTTCTGGTCAAGGAAGATCTCCGATTCCTCGGTGCTTTCCGGCACGCTGTCAGGATCTATGGGTAGGCTTAGACCAGCTGCCTTAGCCTCCTTGAATTGCGCCCTGTTCTTTACAGTGGCCCTGATCTGTGCTCGGTTGAAATCCTTCTCCTGCTTAGATACAGGATCGATAGCGTCAACAGCAGGGTATGGCTTACGAGACAGAATCCTGTTTACTACGACACGAACAAACTTGGGTACGATAGGAACTGGCGACCAGTCCAGGTTAAGTAGTGTACCGTCACCGTTACTCGGATCGAGTGAGTTCAGGATTGACTTGTAGATAGATGTATCCTGTGTTCCGTTTGCGTAGTCACGGTTTTTCTCAAACTCATACATCCTGCGATTAAGCAAGGATGAAGAATCCTGAAAGGTACCCCACTGACCAATGATAGCCTTAGCGAAGCGCTCTCCGTATTCTTTAGTATGCTTCTCCAAAGGAGAGGCAAATGGATCTGGAAAATTACCGTAGACGCCCTTCGTACCTCCGTAGCCCATTACAAATTATTTCTCGTATTCGCAAATATACAGTTTTTCACTTTTTCAGGATTGAAGCGCCATTGGAGTTATACTTATACTTCCTGAAGAACTCCTTCTCGTTCAGCTTAGACTCGACCTTTTTCTTGTCTTTCTTCTGAGCTGCGAGAAGAGCCAAGCCCGAACTGATGCTAAGGTCAAACTTGGTTCGCTTGTCAATCTTGAATCCGACCCAGTCTTCGAGCGTGCGATTGAAATACATCCTACCCATCTCCCCTTGATCGTTGTACCCCACATGCTGGTGTATGTAATCCTCGATGGCTTGAGCGTGGGTGTGTATCACATCCTGGGAGTTCGACGGGATACCTTTGGTCTTGACGTTGACAGAGCTATTGGCTGAGCGCAAATGCTCTGGCCGGTCAAGCACGTACCCGTCATAACCACGCTCCTCAAAGTATCTAACGATACCATACTTGTTGTTCTCGATCAGCAGCGGGTACCCGTAGAAGTATGCTGCCATCAAGATGTCTTCGTAGAATATCCTAGCCATCGGCGGACGGCTGATATATTCAGCGACAAACATATTCGAGGGATACTGCATATTGAACTTATTGTACAAATGGCACGATCCCTTAGACCCTCTACCGTCCACGGTAGCGTCAAGATCATAACTATCAACTCCACCACAACCAATGAGAGCATTCGGGGGAACCCTCTTGCCTTTCTCAATCTTTTCTTTGTTACGTAATTCAGGGGGCGGCATCCAGCCCACTCGCCATCTACCACCGGCCACTGGTCTGAATAATACAGCACTATCTCTCTTGCCACCCTCCCAGACGAAGTTGCCCTCCACATACGGCTGCGGGTACAGCGTATCGTTGTGCTCTATCTGCTCGTAGATCTTTGCGATGTTGAACAGCGTGCTTTCTACCGAGTCACGGAAAGCCTCATCTGGGGTGAAAGAGAACTGGCGGATAAACTCATTCATCTGCCTAGCGTCACCCTTCAATGCCTGACGTTCATTCTTTAGGAACGTCCTAGCTCCGTGGTAGATCATCTCCCCATCGAGTCCCGGAATGGGACTCTCTGGATCATCCACCACAGCATTACCATAGGGATCGAAGAAGCCCTCGAGAGCATCATATGCTGGTATGTAGATACGGTAGAGGCCGGATACCGTCCTGCCGTTAGCGTTCCTCATGTTAGGGTCTGAGTCTTCCCACAGCTTCTTGTATTCCTCACCGCCCTTATCCATAGGGTTGACTGTGCTACCCACCATAGCCTTACCCACGATCTTGCGACCGACGATAAGACAGGTTCTTTCTATCCTCCAGGCTTCACGGATATCTGTAGGTTTCTCCCACTTGCCGGCCTCATCAAGGTACAGCCAGTGCAGCTTCTCACCATCGTATGCGTTATTCGTGGTGTTCTTCCAGTTGATGACGGTGTTGAGCGCCTCACCTCGCTGAGAGGTTTTGTTGTTCTTCGTGATACGTTTGGATGGCTCACGGAACGCCAGCTCCATACGTGGGTTGG